TAAAATCGATCAGTGTCTCACAGGTTTTGGTACCTGGAGCAGAAACGATAATAGATGACAGAATCTATAGTGCCTTCAATGAGGCTTACGCCCACATAAATGGTAAGCCTAGATTTTACTATAGTCATCAGGGGTGTTATCCGAACAAAGTTCCAAAGCTGTTGGATAAATATAATAAGGACACAGAAAAAATGACTGATTTCGGAATAAAAATGATGAATTTATGGCCTAGATCTATTGAATTATTGAATACTTATTATCTTAAAACAGCCCCCTTGAGGGCAACGCAGATATTTGATATAACGAGGTCTACGGTTGAAAATTATAGAGGACCACCAATGTCAGCTTCGGGGTTACGACCGGGGCTAAATTATACGGTTAATGAAGAAGGAATGTCCTATACCTTTACCGTTAATGGAAAGAAAATAGATCAGGAAAACTGGGTTAATGAAACAGTGTGGAAAATGGTCGAAGATACAATAGATGGCAATCCTATTGAGCATCCAGATCCGTATTGTAACATGGTATTAAAGCAGGAAATGCATTTGATACCAGATGATTTTTTCACAATGACCCAGGAGGAACAGGAAAAAGAGTTGCTTAAATTATCTGAAAAAGCACGAGAATTCTTCATTATGTCCTATGTGGACTATAAGTTGGGAGCTATAACTCAGGGCTGGCGACAGAAAAGAGAAAGAGGTGTAGCTTTAAGAATAGGACATAAAACAGATTTTGGAGGATCTTGGAATATGGCCCAATATTTCAGATATGGAGATTGCTTGATGATCTATGATACATCGGATCTTAGAGCCCAAGATGCTAGCATACACGTTGCCCTATTGGAACTGTATGCGGCATCAGCCCGTTATTATTTGAATCCAGTTAAAACTAGTAAGGCAATGCAAGCTGTTTTTGACGCACTCGTCAAGGTATGGGGCGTTAATTTAGCGATAAAAGTTGTTCATCAATTTGATGACATCTGGGTTCTTATGAAGGGCTGTATGCCGAGCGGGAGTTATGCCACATCTCACGGTGATTCATGGATATTATTGTTTGCCTTTTCACTTTATTTGAGTTATGTGATGACAATGAATCCAACTAGATCGGCAGAAATAATGCAAGAGCTTCGTGAAGGCAGAATACCAGCATGCGCTTATGGAGATAACTTCGCCTTAGGGCGGAGAATCGCCATAGCTGACATTGTGAACATTGATGGATTCTGGCGCTTTACAGAGGCGATGTGGCGATGGGAATTTAAGGAAATACAGCGAGGTGTTAAATTTCTTTCTGTGCCCGATGGGTCGGGTGACTTTATATATCAGGGTGTGGTATTCTTGCAAAGGACCTTTATAAAGAATTCTGACCCGAGATATCCACCAGTCCTCTCATATAAAAGTATGAAGAAAACTGTAATGAGATTGGCTCATGGTAAGGGTGAGCCAAGAACTCCAGAGGACTGTGTGATGGCCTGTATAGGCCATGCATATGACTCGAAAGGGACTAATCAGCCTGCATATGAATTTGTTAAGTACATTTATCAGTATCTAATGCAGTTCTACAAGATTGATTGCTCTGCCTGGTATTCCAGGTATTTAGAGGGAGATTATCGTGACTCTAGTGTTGCCAGATTAATGCGGAAAGCAGGTATTACTATAGAGGAATTGATGAAAGGATTCCCTACTTTAGAGGCCTTGATGCTTCGTCAGGTATATGATGAAGCTAAAAGTCGATTGATTATGAACCTGAGGATTATATTGTGAATCTCAGTTAAAAGAAAA